GCGCACCAACATATCTACGATACGGCAGGCGGTAAAGAAGCATGGCAAGCTGTCCTTGATTGGGTAGGCTCAGGTCAAGCAGGCTTAACTGAAGAAGGCCATGCAGCATATGACGCAATGATTAAAGCAGGTGGGGTGCAAGCATCCCTAGCAGTACGGGAGTTATCTAACATGTACCAACAATCACCGGGTTTTACCCAAACAACTAATCTAGTTCAAGGCGATGCAGCAGCACAAGCAGCAGGTCTAGAACCAATATCACGTGCAGAGTATTCATCGGAGTACTCTAAGATTGTACGTGCTGAAGGCGAGCAGTCGCCAAAATTACAAGTACTGGATCAACGTCGCCTAGCGACTATGAAACGGGTGTAATTTATTTAAACCAATAGTGGATGCTAAGAATGCAAGGTTTATACTTATCGAAGCCCACAACTCATAACAACTAGGAAACTAATTATGACTTATCCATCAGATTCTACCCATCTATCCCGAGCAGGCCAACAGTTACAGCCTACGGGTAATGCTTCTACCGTTAACCCTCTGCACATTGAGCAGTACGGTGGTGAAGTAGAAGGTACGTTCGCTAAGAAATCTTTCATGCGTTCGTACGTTAACATCAAAGCAGTACGTGGTACTGACACTGTAACTAATGACCGTATCGGTGAAGCTACTCTACAAGCAGTAGTACCCGGTGTACGTCCTGCTGCATCTGTAGCACAGTTCGACAACGTTTCAATCAAGGTTGATACAATTGTACTAGCACGTAACAACGTTGCACTACTTGATGATTTCCAAGCACATTACTCAGTTCGTTCTGAACTAGGTAAAGAGCATGGTAAGACTCTAGGTAAGTTCTTCGATGAAGCGTTTATCATCCAATCTATTAAAGCAGCACTTGTAGTTGCCGCTCCTGATAACCAGAACCCACAAGCAGGTGAGACTGCATTACCACCGGGCTTTGATGGTGGTACTCAGGTTACTCTAGGCTCAGCAGGCGATGAAGCTGATCCTGATCTTCTCCAGAAAGCTATTGAAGATGTGTGTCAGGGTATTGAAGAGAAAGACGTAGACCTAGACGGTGGCGTTATTCTTGTAGCTCCTGCTGAGTACTACACGTTGCTACGTAATGATCGCTTGATCAATAGCCAGTACTCACTAGGTAATGGTGACTACGCAGAAGGTATGATCCTTAAGTCTTGTGGTCTACCACTAATGAAGACTAACCGTATCCCTTCAGCAGCTATCTCAGGCCACTACTTGTCTAACACAGGTAACGGTAATGCTTATGATGTATCAGCAACAGAAGCGAAAGCTAAGGCTGTTGTAATGCTACCTAAAGCATTGCTTGCAGGTGAAACTATTCCATTGACCTCTAAGGTCTACTACATGGACTCTGAACTACAATGGTTCATTGATTCATACCTAGCGTTCGGTGTAACGCCAAATCGTGCTGAGCACGCAGGTATCGTACTAGCCGCGTAGGTTAGGGACTTACCCGACAAAATTAGCCTCTACTCCTTTACGGGGTAGGGGCTTTTTTCGCTTTTAAGGAGGTGCATAATGCACTTAACAGAATTAGAGGCCGTTAATCTCATTCGCGGTGCAGTAGGTAAAGCTCCTGTATCTACACTACAGACTGAGAACCCTGATGTTAGGGCGGCACAAAGTAGGCTAAAGAACACAGCGCTAGAGTTACAAGCTAACTCATGGTGGTTCAATACGGAATTGAGCGTGAGCTTAGCACCTGATGCTTCTGGTGATATTATCTATCCGAGTAACGCATTAGAAGTTAGACCTCAAGATCCATTCGCGTATTTAACTATACGTGGTGGTAAACTTTATAACCCGAACACACAATCTTTTACCTTTACTGAGGCAGTCGTAGTTGATATGCTTATGGTATTAGACTTTAATGATCTACCTTATGTAGCAGCTAACTACACAATGTATGCAGCAGCACGTAAATTTTTAGCAGACTTTGATGGTGATCCACAACGTATCTCTGAATTGGCACGTGATGAACAGGGTGCTTACATTGCATTAAAGACAGCAGAGCAGCGTAACCGTAGAGTTAACGTACTACACCAAGCAGGCCCACTAAGGCTTATGGGTAGACTACAGCCACGTTACACAGGTAATCGTATCCTATTTACTTAAGGAGTAAGCTATGTCAAGACGAGTTGACGGTTCCCTAGGAACCTTGCTGCAAGGCGTAAGTCAGCAGCCAGATAAAGAGCGCCTACAAGGTCAGGTAACAGAAATGACTAACATGACCGCAGACGTTGTACGTATGCTAAGCCGAAGACCGTCTTCAGAGTTTGTAGCTTCTTTTAACATAGGTGCAGTAGACATTACTAAATGCTTCGTGCACTTCTATTCGCGGGGTGACGGAGAGCAGTACTGGATTGTTATAGCTCCGGGTGGAGCAGTATATATCCTAGACCTTGATGGTACTCTAGCAACTAAGACTGTAACCTCACAGTTCACATCTTATATTACATCTTCTGATCCTAAGACTGATTTACGTATGACTACCGTAGGAGACTACACGTTCGTAGTTAATAAAACTAAGACGGTATCTATGTCAGGGGCTACAAGTACAACAGATACAAGCCGTACTAAGTCAGGGTTAGTAGAAGTTCTCGTAGGTCAATACAGTAGGGATTACACAGTAACAGTATCGGTTAACAATGTAGACTTCTCGGTTACTCATCCTACTGACGCGTCTACTGATACAGACGCAGAAGAAAAAG